GTCACCTCGACTTTCGCGCGCTACCCGGCCAAAGTTTTGGCCTTTGCCATGGAGAACGACGTGGCAGTCAAGAAAAGCCGAGCCAAGGCGCCAGATGCGCCGGCCGACGAGAGCGTGCTGGAGAGCTTGATTGTCGAAGCCCGCACCTTGGTGCGCGAGTGCAAGCAGTCGGGCTCGATGACGGCGGCGGTCTCGGCCTTCCGCGCCAAGAGCGAGCTGTCGCGCGAGTTGGCGAAGGTCCGGAAGGACCGCGGCACCGACAAGCTCGACGACCTCGACGCCATCCTTGAGGCGCTGCCGGCGGCCATTGCCGCGATGCCCGAGGCGGCGTTCGCCATCGTGGCCCAAGCGGTGGACGAGCGGCGGCGCACTCGGCTGTCGGTCGCGAGATGACCGGGGCGTCGCTGGTCGCGGCGCTTGCTCGGGCAGCACAGACCGACCCGCTCCGGTGGATGCGTTGGCTGCCGTCTCAGCTTCGCGTCATGCGCTCGTCGCGTCGGGTGCGGCTGTTCCGAGCGGGCAACCAGGCGCTCGGCAAGACGACGTGCGGGCTTGCCGAGGTCATTTTCTGTGCAACGGGGGAGCATCCGTACCGCGAGGTACCGCAGCGCGCCGGGACGTTTTGGGTCATCTGCGCCTCGTGGTCGCAGTCGGTGGAAATCCAAAAGAAGCTTTGGCGGCTGCTTCCAAAGGACAAGCTCCACCCGACCACTGTGTTCTCCGATGCCGAGGGGTTTCGCGGCAAGCACCCCAAGGTGCGGGTGCGCTGCGCCGATGGCTCATGGAGCCTCATTGCGTTCAAGACGACCCACCAAGGGACGCTGAGCCTTGCTGGCGCGTCCATCGACGGCGCGCTCTTTGACGAACCACCCAAATCCAGCGCGTTGTACTCGGAGGTGACGAAGCGCGTGCTGGCCCGTGGCGGCTGGGTGCTGCTGTCGCTAACCCCCGTGGGTGCTCCTGTGGACTGGCTCCGCGAGGCGGTGGACGCTGGGCAGGTCGAGGACATCCACGCGCCCCTGACGCCCGACCAGCTCATCCCTGAGGGCATGACGGAGCCCATCGTCGGCGAGGACGGGCGACCGCGTGACCAGCGGTGGATTGACGACGTGGTCGCGGCGACGTTGCCCCACGAAGTGCCTGTGCGCGTGCATGGCGAATGGGAGATGAAGACGTCTGACCGGTACTTCGATCAGTTCAACCGACGCGCGCACGTCTCGGCCAGCGTGCCCGAGGAGGATATGGACCTGTTCCTTGGGATCGACCACGGGTATCGGCCGGGCAAGCAGATCGCGTTGCTCGTCGGCGTGGTCAACCCTGACCAGGGGCACCCTCGGGTGTACGTGCTCGACGAGTACGTTGACCGGGTCGGTGGATCGACGCCGGAGCAAGACGCCGAGGGCATCCTGGGGATGCTGCGCCGGTACGGCTGGCAGTGGTCGGACCTCGACGCGGCGTTCGGCGACCGCGTCCACATGCCGGGCAGCGAACAGAAGAAATCCAACCGGGACCTCGGCAAGCAGATCGCCGCTCGCCTTCGGGTGCCCGAGGAGGCGCTAAAGCCTCCGCTCGCGACCAGCAAAAAGGGCGCGGGGCGTGGTCGCGGGGCGGTCGAGCTTGGGGAGAAGTGGCTGTATTACCAGATGGTGCGGGACGGCGGCTTCGTGGTACACCCTCGGTGCGAGCGTTTGATTGCGGCGTTGGAGCGGTATACGATGGCTGACGACGATTACAAGGACCCCATTGACGCGCTTCGGTACTCGCTCGACAAGTGGATCTTCCGGCGTTCGACCAAGACGGTGCCGACTCTGAGGGTGATGTGATGATGATTCCGATGCCCTGGGACCTCGACGACGTCATGCGCATCGAGCACTCGCGCCTCCGACGCCGGATGCTGTACGGCGAGTGGCGACAGGACGCCGACGCAGAGATCGCGCGCGAGATCGGCCACGTCCGCAAAGACGCTTGGGGCTCCGCTGACCTGTCGGCCAACCCGTTCAGGGCCTCGTCCGCTGAGCTGTCGACCCTGTACGACGAGCCACCGACGATCACCGGCGATGAGCTCGAAGCGACCGCGCTCACGATGGCAGTCGAGGGCGCCGGCCTGTGGCAGCTCATGCAGCGCGCCCAACGGGACTGTATCGGGATGCGCGAGGTGCTCCTGCTGCCGACGATCGGCGCCAAGGGCCTGATGATCCGCGTCGTCCCGCCGGACCTCGTGTCTGCCGAGGCGTCGCCCGACGAGCCGGACGTGCCGACGTTGCTCGCGGAGCTCGTGATGCGCGATGGCCGGTACGGCTACGACGTGTACGACATCCGAGGCGAGGAGCCGGTATTTTATCACGCCGACGACCAGCGCCGGCCCATCGACGGGACGCGCATCGCCGGCGAGGCGTACACCTGGCGGTACCTCGACGGGACGCCCTACATCCCGCACACGCTGTACCACGCGACCCGCACCGGCCAACTGTTCGACGCCTTCGAGGGTATCGAGCTTGTCACCGGCACTTTGCGCCTCGCGGTGCATTACACCTACTACGGCCACGTCATCAAGAACGCCGCTTGGGCGCAGCGGTGGGCCGCCAACGCTCGGCCAGCCGGCGGCGGGTACGATGGCGAGGGTGTGACGGCGCGCTCGTCGGTCGTGTCCGACCCGGCAACGGTGCTGCTCCTTGAGCCGATCGAGGAGGGCCAGCCGGTTCAAGTCGGGCAGTTTATCTCTCCGGTCGACCCCCAAGTGGTGCTTGAGGCGATCCTCGCCTACGAGCGCCGGCTGATGGCGATGGCGTCGCTGTCGCCGGCGGACGCGCAGCGCGTGGCGGGTGACCCTCGCAGCGGGTTTGCGCTGGCGATCAACAGCGAGCGAAAGACCCTTGACCAACGCAGATTCGCTCCGAGCTTCCGGCGTGGTGACCAAGAGCTGCTGAACAAGATCGCTGCCATGCTCGACATCCCCGGTCAGTTCGGCGTGAAGTACGCCTACGAGGTGGCCGCCGAGGCAATGGACACGCCGCACGTCGAGCAACCAAGCGTCGAGCAACCGACACCACAGGAGAACGCCAATGGCTGAAGAAGAAGACGAGGGCGGCGCTGACGCGCCGAAGACGGTGCCTTACGAGCGGTTCCAGCGTGTCAACGCCGAACGTCGCCAGTTCAAGGAGCAGGTCGAGGCGTTGAAGGCGCTGGAGAGCGCCGCGTCTGAGTTGCCCAAGCTGCAGGCCGAGCTCGCGCGTCGAGATGGGTTGCTCGGGTTGGCTCGCGCTGGCATCCTCGACGACGATGGCGCCGAGGTGGCGATGATGCTTCACGGGCGTCTCCCCGAGAAGGACCGCCCCACGATCGGCGACTGGGTCGCGAGCTTCACGCCCGACAGCATTCCCAAGCCTCTCCAAGCGTACCTCGGTGCTCCTGCCGAACCAGCCAAGCCGGCGGCTACTGCGGTGCAGCCCGCACGCGCAGCAGCGGCCTCGACGGTGACGGCCGGTGTCGTCACCCAGCGGATGGTTGCCGATGCCTATGCTGAGGCGGCCAGAGCGACGCCAGGTGCCGAACGGGACCGGCTGACGACGGTAGCGCGCGAGCTTGCGCAGAGAGCCAAGCGTTGACGTCGCCCGGGGCCTGTGGTACCACCACGAAAAGCCCCGGGGTCGCACCCTGAACCAACAGCGAGCGGGCGAACGGTAACCGTCCCACTCCTGGAGGTTCGCGATGGCGAACGAGATTCTCCTGGCCGGCATCGCCGACCTGACCACGGCCGAAGTCCTCAACGGCGAATACCTGCTGCTCCTCGCCGACCGCAACGCGCTCCCGAACCACCCGGCGCTCATGGACGTCGGTAGCGTCCGTGGCCGCGGCTCCAACGTCATCAAGACGTCGCAGCTCGGGCTCATGGGCTACGATCTCCTCGCCGCCACCGGCGACGGCGCAACTGTGGCGAACACCGCGCTTACCGACGGCGCGTCCAGCGTCACCGTGTCGCGGTACTCCAAGGCCTACGAGGCGAGCGACATCACCCGCTTCGTCGACAGCCAAGGCATCCTAAACGCGCAGACCTTTGCGGCCGACGCCTTCGCCTCGGCGCAGTCGACCCTTGCCAACGCCATCGCCGGGCTCGTGGACAACTTCAGCAACACCGTCGGCTCCGGCTCGTCGGACATGTCCGTCGCGACGTTCGTGGCCGCGCAGAACGCCCTCGAGGCGGCCCGCGTAACCGGCCCGTACATGGCGATCCTTCACCCGGTCGCCTACGGACAGTTCCGCTCCGACCTCGCTACGGCAGTCGGCGGCACCGTCCAGTACATGCTCGCCAGCCAGGAGCAGCTCATCCGCATGGGCGGCGGGTACAAGGGCAACTTCCTCGGCACCGACGTCTTCACGCACTCGAACGTGCTGCTGAACACCGACTATTACAGCGGCATGTTCGGCCGCGGCGCGCTGCAGTTCTCGATCGGCGCTCCCGACGCCGAGGTGGCCGACCAGCTCCTCATCGGCGGTCAGGTCCTGTTCGAGCGCGTTCGCGACGGTCGTTCGGGCCTTACCGCCTACGTCTCGCACATGTTCCTCGGTGTCGCCGAGGGCATCGACGCCGCTGGCGTGACGATCGTTTCGGACACCTGATCCCTTCGTGAGTGGGTCCGGCGGGCGCTTTCGGCGTTCTCCGGGCCTACCCGTTGGGCTCACTCACCCCCAAGGAGAACGCATGGCTAAGGCCAAGATTCCCAGCGAGCAGGCGGCGACCGAAACGCCACAGGCGCAGGGCAACTATACCCCCGACCTTGCCACCGGCGGCGCGCAGGCCCCTGACCCTCGCGTCCAGAGCCCCGGCTGGCTGTGGCAGTGGCACCGCGAAGCGTGGGAGGTCTCCGACGGCCACCTTGTGCCGCGCCTCTCCCGTCTGCTGCTTCAAGCGGGCGTCGCTGGCGTCGAGAAGAAGAACGGCAAGCTGCACATTCGGCAGACCATCGCCGCCCGTGCGGACCGCGGGTGGAACGTCATCCCCCTCGACGTGGCCGGACCTGGGACGAGCTACCTCAAGCAGCACTCGTCGGCGTGCATTCTGCCCTACTGGCTTCGGGTCTACCCCGGCTCGGACGTCGTCGAGTGCGACAAGGAAGCCTACTACGCCTGGGTCAAGCCGCTGATCGGCAAGGTCATTCCCCTGCCGGAGCGGTACGTGCTCGAACGCCTCCGGGCGCGGCTGGACCGCGATCGCAAGGGGCACGAAAACAAGGCGCGCATGTCGCCAGCGGCGGCGGAAGACGCCACGAAAATCGAAAGCGCGATTGCGGTTGTCGACGCGGCGCTGAACGACATCCGGCCCAAGGCGAGCGAAGGCACGGCCTTCACGATGGGGATCGAATGAGCCAGGACTTCCGCGACCACTCCTCGGTGCGCCGGTCGGCTGAGAGCGGCTACGACCGGCTTCGGTCCCACGGAGTCCCGAAAGACGCTGCCCGTCGCATCAGCGAGCAGGCGGCGGTCATCACCCACAAGGCGGCCGATGCGCCGCCGAAGAAGAAGGACTGAACCATGGGACAGCACTCGAAGAACCTGCACAGCCAAATCGCCGCCGGTACCGCGCTCACCAACTCGACCACCGAGACGGCGCTGGCTTCGTTCACCATTCCGGCCGGGACGCTCTCCGCGGGCAAGTCCATCGCCTTTGACGCGGCGTTTATCACGACTGCGGCGCAGTCGACCGACACGCTCACCCTCAAGGTCTACATCGGCTCGACGGCGATCGCGACGTTCACTGCCGAAGACCAGACCACCAACGACGTCAGCGTCATCTTCGGCAAGCTCACCTCTCGCGCGCTAAGCTCCTCGGCGACCGTTGCGGGCTGGGTGATCGGGACGGACGCGGATGCCACCGGCGAGGCCGCTCGTGGGTTCGTGGCGGTGACTGGGTCGCTCAACACCGCCGCCGATCTGGTCCTGTCCATCAAGGGCACTTGGTCCGCGCAGTCGGCCAACGACTCCGTTCAGTGCGAGATGTTCAACGTGATCGAGCTCTGAGATGAGCAGCACCGACACCCTGTACACCGCGCGCCTTGGGTACGAAACGATCCAAAAGGGTCGCGCCAACGTACTCAAGTGCCGCATGTACCGGAGCGGCTCCCTCGTGGCGCCTACCTCCGCGACGGTGTCGGTCTACGACTCGGCCAACGTTGCCATCGTGTCGGCGGCGTCGGCCACGATCACCGGCTCTGTCGCGACCTACAGTCTTGCGGCGGCGGCGGTGTCTGCCTCCGACCTGTCGGACGGCTGGCGCATCGAGTGGGCGCTGACGATGCCCGATGGCGTCGTTCACAACGCCCGTACCGCTGGGTCGCTGGTGTTCCGCCAGCTTTACCCGGTCGTCACCGAAGCGGATCTGTACCGCAAGGAGTCCGCGCTGGACCCGAGCGGCTCCGCGCCAATCACCTCGGCGAGCTCGTGGACGGACAAGCTTGACGAGGCTTGGGCGGACCTCACCGACATGCTCCTGGCGCGCGGTCGTCTGCCGTGGCTGTGCATGGAACCGAGCGCGCTTCGGCGCCCCCACCAACTGCTCACGCTGTCGCTGATTTTCGAGGATCTTTCCTCTCGGCTGGACCCTGCCTACGCCAGCAAGGCCGAGCGGTACCGCGCCGAGTTCCGGGGCGCGTGGTCGGAGACGGCTTTCCTTGAGGCCGACGTCGAAGGCGAACAGGCGTCACCCAAGCGCCGCGCCGCTCGTGACGCGATGCTTTGGACCTGCGGCCGATGATCACCGTCGCAGCCTCGCGCGCGCGCATCGCGGCCTCTCTGGAGGC